AAGTTCTAATCTTTGTGTCAGCATCAGTTAATATAATATCATAGTATCTAATCCCTGCAACCAGGGTGCTTGTCTGTAATGCAGTCAATACTAATGTGACTTCAGTCTTCGTCAAAATCAATACATTAAATGTAGGCACGATTGCAGCAGTAAACTCTTCGACCAATGGTGCACTTTGTTTTGGGAGCATTCTAATCTGAGATTTAACAGCCCAGCTTGTCAGAACAGCTGGGGTACCATCAACATTCTGCATCTCGATGCGCTCTTCAAAGTCACGACCGCGAAATATTTCAATGTCCCACTGATATGGCTCTTGCATCATTACTCCTGTCTTGCTAAACTAGCAATCTTTGCTACATCAATAATAGGCACAGCATGGCAACGGCATAAGATATCTTGGCCTGGGGCATTCTTCGGCATCCTTGCTTCCCTAGGCTTCCAAGTCAGTCCTTTGTCATCAGAATATACAGTAGGGTCATCCCAACGACAATACTTACCTTCCATATGATAATGGTCACCATGTGCTTCATTTCCCTTTGGGCTAGGGCCGCTCGGATTACCTACAACCCGGGAGTCATGTGCTGTCTTCCAAATGTATTCACTGATACCAATTGACTGCTGTCGTGTCTGGTTAAGCATTGACGTCATCTTCCCAGTCTGGTCGCGAGCGATCATCTTGGCATGCTTATATGATTGCTTGCTTATGGTTTGTATCTGTTGCGTAAGCGAACGGCCTTGCGGCAAGGGCTTACCTGTAAAGTTGTCCATTACAGCCCTAGCCACTTTACCAAGATATTCATTTGGTATCGTCTTAATTAGGCTGCTAGCTTCCATTGAGCCAATAGTTATGGCATCCGCCACAATCGGATCGTCGAATATGATACTTGTATCGACTCCAAGTGCTTTCTTAAGGGCTGAGTTCGTTGCCCTTCGTGTATTCTCATCCAGCGACATCATCCACCGTTCAACAATACCTTGGCTCATAATTGAATATTCTGACGATGTCGAGCGTAACATTTCATCCAAGGTATCTGCAATTTGAGACGCAGGAGCACCGTCCTCCACCAATCTCTTAATACGATCAGAAGCTGGGAGTAGTACACGTTTCCAAAGATCGTTCATTTCCTTTGTCAAGTCCCGCTCAACTTTCACCGAGGGCTTGATTGGATTGGCTTTCTTAGAACGAGTACTCTTCTCCAGCTTCTTGATCGTCTTTATGTCAGGCAAGATGAGGGGCATTATGATTTAAGATTCCGTCTTTCAGTTTCAAGATTATTTCTTCGTGAAATGAGTCGAATTCGTTTTTCTGAATCAGTCTGTCCTTCAATACTTGAATTAAGATCATCAATCTCCTTAGTAATTTTACGGATGGCTTCTTGTCTTTCAGGAGTAATTGCATTCGCAATCGCTTGCTCAGCCTTCATACGTCCATTTTGGAAAGCAGAATTCCCAAAAGTTGACGAGGAACCAGTCTTTTCTGTTTGTTTCTTCTGCCAGCCTGCAAACCAATCTTCACGATCTTTACCTCGGCCCAAATATGGATTCGCAGAACGAGGCTTACCTTCTCCAGCGGCGTAATAACCACTATCAAAAGGTGTTGTTGCATTCATTACCTGTTTCTTATTCAATTCATCAGCTTTCATATCAGCATACCTCTTTTCCCTGGATTCGTACTGCTTCTTATATTTAGAATCACGAACAACATAGTAATCACCTTCTTGTGCTACCTTGCATGGCGGCGTACAATCATTAGGCATCAATTACTCCTTTACAACATTATATTATATAATTGCTGACATTAAAAGAAGAAACTCTTCCTCCTCAATTCTTTTACGTCGGAGTAATTGTTGTTGTGTTGGCAACAACCTATCCATTGACATACTAAGGTAGTAAAATTTCTTAAGTGGCTCCTCAGCAGTTCGGAGCCAATCAGGATACAGTCCAATCCCTTTGAGCCATGTTGGGTAAATCATTTTGGTATACGTGTATTCTTATCATTTGAAATAGTGAATGATTGGAGTAATGTGACTCCATCGTCTTCATAAATATTAGTCAGTAGCCCATCAGTACTGATACTTGCTTTGTTAGTTTGCATCTTTCTAGCAGTAGATGCGTCATTAGTTAACATGATTGCAGATGCAGTAGCCCACACTGCATTAGCGACTTCTTCAGGTGTCGCTGGAACTAATCCGCCACTTGCTGATAATACCGCTTCACCCATACTTCCAGGATTAGCAGAGTCAGATACAAGAGCCGCCCACACAGCGTTAGCGATAACATCAGCTGCAACGGTGGTTGCCGGTGCTATGTCGGCACTCATAAATCCATCAGCTCTAATAATAGATAGATATATCCCACCTTGCCCTGCGAGGGCGGCTAATGCTCCAGCTAACGCCCCCATATTTGCAGACATGTTTGAACTTCCGCCAAGATTTGCAATGCCTTCTATTGAACTGGCAAGTTGCCCTGTAGCAGAGGAAATACTTCCTGACCCTGATAAATCAATTGCCATCTGTAACAAAGATGTGCCTTGAGCCGATGATAACAAACCTTGACCAACCAGACTTGCTACGGCAAACATAATCAAAGAGCCGTTAGGAGGCTCTATTGCACCTATTCCTAAAATATCGGAAGATACATTAATACCTCCCGCAAGATTACCTGGGGACGACACCGCGCCATTACCACTAGCCCTGCTTCCAGTAGAAGCTATCTGCCCACTGACCTGTGGGATAAACCAGCAGTACGGAGGATAACTGCCGGTCGGGATGGCTGAGAACTTGTCTGCTGATGTCTGGCCAGTTACAAATATCTTGTTTCGGGCATTGCCTGATTTCCCAAAGTTTGAGCGGAGCTGCCCTTCTACGCTGACAGCAGAACCCGCGACGAACTTGAGCGGTAATTTATGTAATACGCTGTAGTTTCCGAGCAGCATAGGTCAACCCCAAACAGTGTCTATGTTCCCGTAAAATGCAGAGTTGATAGGAGTCAAAGCACCGGCATACATAAGCCATTGCAAACAGGCTCCATCATAGATGCGCGGTAGTGACGGGAGCTGATTAAGGAAGTCACGCTCAGAGGCCACACCAACAGTTGTGATTGGTAGCGTAGCGAGCGGTTTGCAGATAACCAGATTCATGCAGCCACTTGTCATGGTTGCTGAAAACTGAATATTCTGTACCGATGTTATGCCAGCATCTCCAGCTTGTAATGGGATGAAAGGGCCGTATTTGCCTACGCCTGTTCCTGCATAGGCTATTGCGCCAACAGGGTTAGTTGCATTAATTACCGGCAATGAAGGTGCTGCTGGAGTCAGTCGTCCAGACGTAGGGGCTGTATTGGTATAACCGAGCGTCACCGTTGGAGTGCCTGCACCCATTACGACTGACGGAACAAGATAAGCTCTTACCCCTTTGCCGTCTGCATACCGAGGCCATGCCGCCTGAGAGAGGAAGGTTTGTGCTGATGTTAAAGTCACCGTGCTGATAGGGTAAACTGCCAGCACGTCAATGAGCATCATTACTGCTGGTGCTGTTGTGATAGCGGCACTAAAGATCGAAGCGTTGACAAGATGCTTTACATCGGTGCTAACATCTCCACCGTGGTAAATACCATTGGCATACTGTGTGCCGGTAATTGTCTGGCTGGTGACGGTCTGGGAGATGTTGACCGTGTAGGTTCCGCCGTTGTTAGCTCCTGTACCCGTTCCAAGCGAAACAATGTACGTACCGGCAACAACGCCAGTGCCTGACAGGATAGTGCCAACGGTAAACCTGCCTGTGCCGTGTGTAGTGTCGGTGAATGTGGTGGTCGAAATGCTTCCACTCGTTGCCGCTGTGGTTGCGGTGGTAGTCCCTGTCTCCGTTACTGGTATGTGCGTCAGGTTTGTGCCTGCCCCTGTAATGGCATTCATCACCGGATTACCAGCACCAAGAGAAAGATCATACCACTGACCGACAGCGTGCGCTGTCACAGGTAAAGCGTTTTTATTAAAGTCAGTACGGTTGAATTTACCACCTGACATTGCTGCTATAAGTTGATCCATTGATTGAATCGCCATTTTATTCTCCTAGGCCCACACAGTTTGAAGGTAGCCGTGAATTGGTGCTGCTGATAAACTTCCTTGCGGACAAACTACCAGATTGAGATACGCATCATCTTCAATCACTGGGAGGTCTGGGAAATCGGTAATCGGTACGCGCTCTGCTGGTGCATCTATTGTCCTGATTGTGTGGTTCTCCACTACCTTGACAAGCACAAAGGCTATCAATCCGACATCAGGAGTCAAGAATGTGACCTGTTCGATACTTCGGACACCTTTATCTCCTGATTGTAATGTGAGAAACACGCCAGTATTGTTGGCTGTTGCAGGGTTGCTGGTAATGACCGTTCCGTTGACTACCTGCGTGTTGCAGACAGCATTTAGAGTCTGCCTACCAGATACTCCGTCTGAATTGGTGTAGGTCACATAAAACTGTGGATTGCCTACACCGGATTGACCAGCAACCTCAACCGCCATGATCTGAACATTCTTACCATCTACCGAGCGGGTCAACTGTGCCTTGGTATTGTCCATGTACTGTGGATCGGTGATGGACATATCCACGAACGGGTAGAACATCAGATAATCGCAGAGCAGCATTTGCAACGGTGTTGCCGCTGTTGTTGGAGTCATCGCCATGAAGGTCTTGAGGTACGTTTTCATCCCGGTTGGAGCTGCCCCACCGTGGTAGATTCCACCATCGGTTGACTGTGCCAGATTGATAGCAATATTTGGAGATGCTGCATAATAGTTAGGCACAGGGTTGCCGGGACTCATAGACAAGTCAAACCAGATACCAGCTCCTGTCGTCTGAGTTGGCTGTTTTCTCCAAGTATAAAAGGACGTTTGACCATTTAACTCAGCGTCTATGAACTGTTGTAGATTATTCATGCTAACTCAGCTACTCCTGCCATATCTGCCGACATATCTGCGGTAATAGGTGCGTCGCATCCGCACGCTTTAATCATACGGATATCGCTAGGGTTGATAGTATCTTCAACAACAACTTGAAGACCGCATTTAGTGCAAGTGTAGGTTGTCATCAGTCCTCCGAGATCGACAAACTAGACGATGCGAACTGAGGTTGTATCAGGTTAGCAACGGTTAGCGGGCTGTTAAGTGCGCCGCTGTAGAATATCTGACCTGCCCCGCTTGTGAGTTCACCAACCGATACATGCGTGATAGTATTACCGGTTGCACCACACTGAGGAAACTGTATCAAGGCGGCGTTGGTGAATGTAGAGCCACCGTCTGTCCACGCTGCAGCTCGTACAAGCGTTTGTCTGGCATAGTTTGTATATGTCGCCTCATTGGTGGACTGATTGCCAGCTTCGCCTGGGTCTGCTGTGTGAAGGGCGACATAGACATTAGGATTACTCATCCATGCAGGGGAAACGCCTTTAAGGAATGCTGCGAGTACGTCGTGTTCGGTTTGATTGCTTTTGCTCATAGTTGATAACTCCTTATTACTTGTATTCAATACCAGTCATGTTACCAGCAGCATCTCGTTTAATCTTTACATCTTGTTTTGCTACTTCGGGTTGATTGATAGTAACATTCGGTGCTGCAACATTTATGATAGGAGATGGCACTTGAACAAGTGTGCCTTCGACATTCACAATTGGCGCTGCAACATTCACAATCGTTTCAGGTACATTTACAATAACTTGTGGTTGGTCTACATTCACATTAGGGGGTGCTACATTTATAATGGATGGCTCAACATTCACAATCGTTTCAGGCATCTGATTATTAATTGTAATTGCAGAAGGATGTTGGTCAGGCATTGTAACATTGAATATTGGTTGTGGTTGTGCTGGTATTGCCACATTAATGATTTGCGGTGCTGGTGGTGTTACGTTGACTTGCGTTGGTATAATTACAGGCTGACGGGTGTCAGTAGCGAGCCAGATCTTGAGCTCCTCGATGGTCATCCGTTTTGCATTAGACCAACGGTCAGAACCCTTACCATCACTGAAACCTTTCTTGTACAAATCATAAGCCTGCTTAGATGAATTAGTTCCAAGAATAACTTTATGCTCATCAAAGTCGCCAGTATCAGCATCAACCTGGTCAACGACAAATGCTACTTCTGACTCTAAGTTTGGGCCAATATAGCAGTCAACCAAATCACCATCAGCGCCATATGCTGAGATGAGTTCGCCATAATCGGCAGGCATTACGACTTTCCATTCTGTGCCATCTGGGTTGACTCCTGTTCTAATCTCACCTTTCATGGTTTCGATCATTATGTCAAGGCCATAAAACTGGAAGTGCTGCTTTGGTTGGTACATGGCTTGGTTCTGAATGAGCCCAGCCTTCTTCAATTTGCTGTAATACTTAGGGTCGTCCTTAAGGTGATCTAATACAACTTGACGTACCTGATCTTCGTCTGGAATATTGTCACCTGTAAAGAGATGCTTGTGTTCTTGCTCATCCTTCATGCCCATTACCATCTCTTCTGGGTCAAAGGAATTGCCAACCTTGATTGGATTGGATGGCGTAGCACCGCCTTGTCGTAAGGACTGTATCTCAGTCTTCGCGTCAACAGGCTCACCGGTCATTTCATCAGCACCTTGTAAAATGTCACGATCCACTTCATCAAGTTTGACGCCAAATATATTTTTCTGGTTCAATTCCTCAATAGCAGCCATGTCACCCATCAATCCAGCATCAAGAGCTGTCATGACGTTTGTGAGATATTGAGCCTTGGTGACTGATACCACTGATTCCTTCTCATTCCAAAGTGGAGGCCATGCGAACTTGAGCTTGTTTCGCTCATCCTTCCATGTGTTAGGCGCAATGTGATAACCAACTACATCATAGAACCGTCTAAGTTGCGGCTCTATTTCTTGCCGCTGGTATGCGTCAATCATGTTGTAGTAATTCTCAAGGTCTGACTCACCGGTAGCATTAAGGCCACCTGGTGCTTGTCCAAGGAACCGAGTCGCTGGAATATCAGATGCGGCACTCAATACTTGTAAGTATGACATCATTAATTCTGGCACAGAACCAAACGATGCTGAGCTCTGCGTAATGTCAACCTTCTCGCCATCAATAACAGCAGCACGATACATCGACATTTGATTAGCAATGTCTTTTACTTTGGCAAGTGCCTGCTGTCCGCTCTTTGTACCCTGGAGATCCTGCAGGTCACTTACTGCTGCTATAATTGTATTGTTGACCTGAATAAGCTGATAGGCAGCCTGACGTGTGCCAGTTGCCATAAGTAAATCGTCCCACAGTGGTGCCAGACGTGATTGTCCGAAGCCAGCGAGGTTGGCACGGAAGTTCGTGAGAGCATAGTCATATGGGTCAAAGAGTGGCTTACCATCAAATGTTAAGCATCTACTGATATGAACATCTTGACCATTGATGAGATATATCTCAGGACGCATATAATGTTCAGACAACGGATCATGACACCATGTTGCTCTCGCGATACGGCTTATTGGGATAGCATTGACAAATTGTAAGCGACGACCTTCTTTTGGGTTGTATGATTTGCCAAGTTCATCATCTTCACCCTCCAAGCCCATAAATGTAAGGCAGCCTCCAAGAAGACGTTCGAGCATCAATGACCGTTTCAAAGCAGACTCGAATTGCACCCGGTTAGCATAATTAGTGATCTGTGTTGCTAAATTTTCATCAATGCCTTCTACAATCCATGGTTTCCGGAGGGCGTCTTCAACTGGGATTCGTACTATCTTCCTTGCCGCCCAATCCGTTTCATATGCTTGTACGTATGCGCGCCACTTGGCAATGTAATTATTACTGTTATATGGATTGGATGAGAATTGACTGATGTATTGGCCAGCACCGCGGTCGCCAATACCTTCAGCGCCATTACCACCATCAAATTTAGCGTTGGTAATCTGTGATTTTGCAGATTTAATTGAAGTTACTTTAGCCATGAATGGCTCCTATATTGTAGGTATTGGCCCAACTCCGCCACCACGTTGTAACCAGATTAGTAGTGCCATAGTCTGCGAATCACACATATCGTCATGCAAATGGCTATCGTCAGCTGTAAATGCCTCATGTTCGTTAATGAAGCCTTGTACCCACTGGTTGCCTGGTGACGAGGGCTGTGGTATAAATATTCGTCCCGCTGAAATTGGCATCGTACATTGGTTTGCTCGCCCTAATTTATCATTGGATGTCTTATTATTTGGTATCCATCCGCGAGCAGGGACACCGCCGTCACGCCGCAAAGATTGAACGAGACTAATCCCTGACGCCTTATCCTCGATCCAGAATTCAGTAACTGGTGTGAAACCTGACCGTGGTGCGTGATGCTTGTCCCAAAACGCTTTCGCATTTACTAGGAGCTCTGGAAACTCCCAATGTCCACGAATCTGATCAATAAGCACCATCCCTGACGTTCCAATACAACCCCAACATTGAAAAACCGACCAGTCACTTGAGTCCTTCGCTTTGAAGGCTGTGTCCGCTGTAATATACTTAAGTGTTATCTGTCTTTCAATTGCAACAGGGTCAGACCAATACTTCCACCATGCTCGTTTGAAGATTGTTGCTGCTGATTCTGATGGTGACTGCATATACTGCGACCAGAAAAGTTCTGGGTTGGCTTCACGCATTTCAATCAATGACTGGGTTGATATTCGATCCTCCCAGATACTTTGTTCATTCTCATCAAGGGCTGGGATCTGTATCGTGTGCCAATTGTCACGCTCTTGCATCAATAATTGGCCTGCTGGATCTTGTGGATGCAGGCGCTGCATGATTAACACAATTGGTGTGTTCGTTCTATTTCGTCGACTCTTTAATGTGTTTTCTATATAAGTTGTGGCGGCAAGACGCATAGCAGGGGAGCGTGCATCTTGTGCTTTTAATGGGTCATCTATAAGAATACATCCGCCGAACTCAGGTCGTAATTTACCAGCACCAAAACCTGTAATACCACCACCGGTGCCGACTGCTTTTACTGAACCGCCGACTGAAGTATGGAAATAATCCTGACGACCACCAGCATTCTCTCCTCGCATTTGAACAGTGGCACCGAAATCACTCCTGACAATTGAACGATACCACTCACTTGCCAACGTCTGTCTGATGTGCATACTGTTTGCGACTGCTAGATCTGATGCGTAACTTGATAATATATATTCTGAATCAGGGAAGTAACTTTGGCTCCATGGCACAAAAGCCTTGGTTGACAAATCTGTTTTTCCACATCTTGGTGGCATTAGGATCATCAAATTAGGCTTGTCTAGTTTACCTGCGACTAGATTCTGAAGACCATTGGCGATGATTTTGTGGAAGGGTTTGATTTCACAGAGCTCACGTTTTTGGCTCCTCTGTATCTTCCAAAAGTTAAGAAGGGTCAGCATCTTCAATTGTGACTAGGAGGTTCAAAAGGGACTCGGCGGCACGAACATCATTATGAACAACAAGTTCTAATGGAGCTCCACCAGCACCTGTGACCTCTGTGGCTCGGCGCTTGGCGTGCATATATTGTGCTACTTCTTTTGCACATGAGACTCTAAGGTCCATCTTAACTTTACCGTCATGAACCTTCTGCCACATCCAGAGTACTGGGTCCTCACCAGGATATGCTTTCTCAAGCAACTTGAGCATATCTTCAGTTCGCTTATTAGCGATCCCTGATGGTCGTCCCAATTTTATTGGTGTTGCTGGGCTGTCAGGCATATTAATTCCAAATTCTTTTCTTGAGGATAGTAGATGATTCATTATAATATACCATTTGGCTGTTGTCAACCTTTTTATTTTGCCTCTAACTTTTGCATATACGTACGAGCTCGGTATAATTATAATTTTCATTATTCTAATTATTGAAAGCCTAGCCCCTCTAAGAAAAATTAGATTTTGAGTCAAAAACATCAATATTACCAATATTACCAAATATTAGCTACGCTAATATTGGTCAACGCCATTAAATATGGGCCTTGCGAAAGGAAATATTAGTAAATTAGGAGTTTTGGATCATATAATTAAAATAATGAAAATTATAATTATGTCCTTCACGTACGTATATGCAAAATTTCACTCTTGACAAAATTTCAAAATCATTATATAATCTACTCAGAATTCAAGGAGGTATATAATGATCGACGTGAACGTAACATTTTTAATCAGCACCAACCTTGATCAAAAACTGACTGACATTGCAGTCAAGAACGGTTACTCAAAAAATCAACTCTTAGAACTCATAATCAAAGACCTTTCCTATCTTGATTATGACACCAATCCTGAGATGACAATTAATCAAGAATTCGCGAGGGCTTTACGCCGACGCTGGGGACCATTTTACACCATCAATGAATATGCTAAAATGTGGGGTATTCCAGCCAGTCGAATCTACACTTTATTAAAAAGAAAAAAGGAGCCACGAATAAATTCGTACTCCTATGCAGTCTGGCATGACATGAATGATTTAATCCTTGAATATCGCCCTCAGGACTGACAACCAGTCACCACCCCTCGACGGCAGTATCAAAACCGCGTTCTCCTCCCACTGAGATCGCGTCATCTCACAAATCTGCGTGGCAGCACGCCACTCAAATACATAGTAGCCAGTACTGACCACCCGTATAATGACAAACGCCGGAATCTTTATTTCCCCCCACTCCTTCAACCACAATTTTTGCTGGCTCGTAAAGTGCTCGATTCTCACCGGAGTCGAGTCTCTTTTTGGAAACGCAGCTATCATTTTGAGCTCAATCCAAGCGCACTTTCCATTAAAACCTACACATACATCAGGGGTGCCAGGCAGGCAAGGATTCTCAACTCTCATGATTCTAAGACCTGGAATCCTTGCCCAATGCTTCTTCAATAATTCCCAAAGTACTGCTTCACGCATAAAGTGCCGCCACCCTTTTGAACTCATCAGAGCCAGGAACATATGAAATACAACCATGATTATAGCAAGGAATCACAGTCACAGTCGGCGGTCGTCGCCTCTTAACTGCAGCACATGACTTGTCGCAATACTGTCTTTTGTGCCACGCTTGCGTCGGTTCACCTACATTTCTGACGAGTATTTTTTCGCAATGATGACAAGTACGTTCGACTTCTGGAGGCAGTTCTGATTTTGAAACACCATACCATCTCCAAGCTGCCGCACATGATTTACTACATGTTGATTTTTTACGTCCTTCAAAAGACGACCCACACCATTTACAAATCACCGTGGCACCTCCTGTAATTCTTTCAAAATAGAATTTGCATACTTACCATGAGTGTCACCACCGTAGTAATTTAATGCAACTTTGATGTTTTTCTTATCGACAATTAGCTCAGTAAGTATTCGTTCAGCTTGAAGAGCTTGGCCTGCAGCATCATGAGGCACAGCCCCCCAATGCTTCGACGAGACTTGAAATGCACCATCGTGACGCTTCTTATAGCCGCCTTTTCTAATATGAGAATTGCCACCGGTCTCAACGACGGCAATAGCAGCCAATAGGCGTGGTGATTTGGTTTTTGAAACCGCCACTGCCATTTCCTCAGGATTCTTAGAGCCATTTTTCTTAAAATACAACCCCATTTTAGTTGAACTTATATGACACCGACTTGTATTACAGCTTACTATTACTGGTTGTGGTGTGGTTTCACATGATTTGACATAGATCATAGTCACAAAAATTAATACAATCGCCGAACAGATTAAGCTCAGATATCCCTTGATATCCCTTGAATACTGATCATCCTCGAAAAACTGTCTGTTGTTTAATCTTTGCATCTTGTCATATCTGTTTAAAAAATCGTTCATGTTGCCTCCTTGTTTTATTTTTATAGGTTAAACTCTTTGCGGATAGCGTCGGCAACATCCGTGGCATATACAGGTTCATCGTTTGTGTCGGAACCAAGAACACCCGTTTGCCACCCCAGACCCTTAGGCCGGTAGACAGGTGTAACCCCCTCCTTGTCATGTACGAATATACTTCCATTACCATAAGGTCTGCCGCCGTAACCATCCCGCTTGCAATCCCAATAATTGCCTCGCCATTCAGCATCAAATATAGCGTCAGGGTACTTTGTAATATGATAGTATTCCTCTTTTACATTGTACTCTGCCTGAGGCGGCTTACATTGAGGCCATTTTCCGAAAGCATGGTCTTGAAAAATTCCCGTTCCTATTTTAATTGTCACC